GTCATTAACCAGGCGATTGTAAACACTCTCCATATGGTAAATGTTTTTAAGAACTCTGAACCAATTCTTGGCACTTTTACGGAGCCTCATGAGATTGCTAGGGTTTCTACACTTGGCATTTTGGACGTTGAAAAAAATGAAGAAAAATGGTTTTATGACTTGCAAATACCACGAGATGTGGTATACTACTATGGTATCAATGAAGATGACCTAAAGACTGATGGAACTCTTTTCAAAAAGATCAGAGAATATGTCAGAGGAAAGGTAGAAGAAAAAATTAATGTATCTTATGGAGTATATCAAACCAACTACGAACAGAAATATTGTTATTGCGTTAAGTATAGTTCTGTGGTACAATCATATATAAATGAACTAGACGATCAGGATATTGGCTGATCGTACTCTAACCCAACTATGAAAGGAAACAAAATGGGTATTAACTTGGATAAGATGAGAGAGAAGCTAGCCACCCTCAAGGGGAATGGCGGAGATAAGGACAGCTTTTGGCGTCCCGAAGATGGGAATCAGGACATTCGTATTGTCCCCACTCCCGATGGAGACCCCTTCAAGGAGAAGTGGTTCCACTATAACCTAGGAAACACGCCGGGGTTTTTATGTCCCAAGCGCAACTATAGCGATGAGTGTCCTGTGTGTGAGTTTGCCTCACAGCTGTGGCGTGATGGTGTGGAAGGCAACGATGATGAGAGTAAGAAGCTTGCTAAGAGTCTCTTTGTCCGTCCTCGCTTCTTTTCTCCCGTGATGGTACGCGGCGAAGAGGATAAGGGTATTCGTATCTGGGGCTACGGCAAGATGGCTTATGAAAGCCTTCTCGGCCTCGTGCTCAATCCAGAGTATGGTGATATTACTGATCCAGAGACCGGCACCGATCTTACCATGACTTATGGCAAGCCCCCTGGTGCTTCGTTCCCGCAGACAAAGCTTGTGCCTCGTCGCCGCAGCACCGAACTGTGCGAGGATATGACGGCGGAGAGTTGTGCTGAATTGCTCGAGAGCATTCCAGAGCTTGATACACTATTCGAACGTAAGACGCCAGAGGATGTCGCTACATTGCTGGATGCCTTTATGGGTACCGGGGTTACCGATCCCGAAGCGGTGTCGTCGGAGACCGAGAAGTTTGGTGGTAGCACAACCACCAACGAAAATGAAGAAACGAACGCAGTCGACGCTGCCTTCGCCGAACTAGGCGCACTCTAGCGCCTAGCCCTCCACGCCCGCAGGGAGGCCCGGGGATACAGGGGCCTCACATAACACTCACTTGAAAGGAATAAAATGAGTCTAGCAGAAACTTTGAAAAACTTGAACTTGCCAACCGATGCGGTGGCAAAGTTATCATACTACGCCGGCACCGATGTGTTCGTCCATAACGAAACCGATACGGAGGATGGCCTCCGTGAAACTGATACCGCAAATAGATTTGCGGCCCTTATCACTACACAGGGTTTGACCGTTACAAACAGTTACACCAACGAGGAGGTTTTGCAGACAATGCGTGACAATGACCTTCTAGATGAGTACGAGCGCGGCAGCGGCGACTTCGAGGAATATATTGCGGAGGTAATTCGCGCGAGCCACTGGGACCATGAGTGGATTGACACCAGTACCGAGAAGTATGATTATAAGCGCGGCTTTTGTACGGTCTCTGCAAATGCGAACGTGCCCGTGCAACAACTAATTGAAAACGAATCAGCAGTCGCTGGATGGAAGGTATCCGTCCAGACAGAGAATGGGACTCTCTGCATCGACTGCTAAGAAATCCCCCCCGCAGGGAGGCCCGGGGTTACAGGGGCCTCAAATATCTAGGGGATATACATGAGTGGAAAACATTTAGCTAATAGAGACAACTGGCAACTAGAGGCCCGCAAGACGGGTGATCTTGGAGAAAACAAAGCAGTCGAGGCTATTAGAGCACACTTGCCAAGCCATTATAAAGTACGACTTAAGCCGCCAAAGATTCCTATCTATTCGGGCGGCAAGGGGATTGTATTAGACGCTGAAGTGTATAACAGTCGGACAGAGAAGCGTCTCTTTGTGGAATGCAAGCGAGGTAACAGAGGGGGAAATGCAACCGAAGAGAGGGCGTACAAGTATGCCACCGCAGGCATGAAACGTGCCGTGCGCGCACTGTTTCATGATGTGTGTGAAGAACCGTTTTTTACAATCCTCTCTGGAAAGATTTTTAATGGAGAGGGTGGAGATTGCCAGCCCTTCGTTATTGAGCGCGTTAACAAACAAGGAAAGACGGTCAGAAGCAAGATTGTTCCTGCGACATACAGGGAGAAGGTGTCCGTTGGATTGTGGGGAGAGAACTACGCCTTCGCAGACCACGACTTCTCTAACGCGGAAGAAATAGCCACACAGATTATGGAAATTGTTTAGTGAAACCTCTGTTCATGTGGGCTGGCGGCAAGACACGCCTTATCAAGAAGTATAAAGAGCGAGGAGTTCTTCCGCACTCGATTGAACACTATGTCGAACCTTTCATGGGCGCCGGCGCTATGTTTGTTTGGGCCTACAACCGAAACAAAAACGCAACCTTTGTTCTGAACGACTATAACCAGTATATTATGAGCATCTACAGAACTATTCGGGGAGACTGTAATAACTTTTTGGTGAAGATGGATGAACTAGAGTCTGAATATCTCCCTCTTAACAATAAGAATGAAGTTGCTTACTATCGCCTCTCGAAGCCCAACAAGGAGCGCTCCGGCGGAGAAAGAAAAAAGTTTTATTATAATCTTTTAGATGAATATATTCGCAATCATAAACAATGGAGCCGCACCGAAGAAAATGCAGTTCTTTACTTTCTTTTAAAGACCGGGTTTAATGGGATTTGGCAGACCACTAAGGAGTCTGGAGACCGTTACGCTACTCCATCTGGCCTCTTAAATCATGATAAGAAAGTGTATGACAAAAATAACGTGTTTGAATGGCAAAAGGCTTTAAAAAACACTACGTTACTGGCTGGTGATTTTGGGAAAGTGTTGCCACATGTTAAGAAAAACTCGTATGTCTTCCTCGATCCTCCGTACCGAGGGTCGTTTACCCAGTATGGGGTGGACTTCGATGATGGGTGGCAAGAGCGTGTGATTAAATTTTTAAATGACTCGACAAAGCTAGGCGCTTATGTTATGCTATCTAATAGAGTGGTTGAAGACGAAGAAGATGACTTCTTTGAAAGCCGCCGAGGAAAGAATGAGATACTCTACTTCGATGTTACATATACAGCCGGCCGTCGCAAGCAGGCAGGCGTCGACGAAGAGGGTAACACAATTTTCGAAGCTAAGAAAGCACGAGAAATACTAATGATTGGAAGAAACTAGTGGCAAAATCAAAATCAAAAGTAGGGACAGTATCAGTAGGTGATCTTCGTTCCCTTATCAATAAGGCTTCCGGAATGGAAGTAGCATACAACCTCAAGGACGAGAATCCAACCGAAGTTAAGGAGTGGATTCCTACAGGTTCTCGCTGGCTCGACAGTATTATCTGCCGCGGCAAGCTTGCAGGCATTCCGATCGGAAAGATTTCAGAAATTGCCGGCCTGGAGTCCACAGGTAAGTCTTTCATGGCCGCACAGATCGCAGGTAACGCACAGCGAATGGACATGAATGTAATCTACATGGACGCGGAGTCTGCGATCGATCCTGCCTTTCTTGAGCGCGCAGGGTGTGACCTAGAGACGCTTATTTACGTTCAGGTTCAGTCAGTCGAGCAAGTACTTGAAACCATTGAACAAATCCTTAATAGTGGAGCAGAAAAAACCCTATTCATTTGGGATTCACTAGCTCTTACTCCGTCCATTTCCGATGTAGAGGGAGATTTCAACCCTCAATCGTCGATGGCAGTCAAGGCGCGCATCCTGGCGAAGGGAATGTCGAAGCTAACTATTCCGATTGCGAACAGTCAGTCGGCCTTTCTGGTTCTAAATCAGTTGAAGACTAATATCACGAGGTTTCCGGCCGAGGCGATGGTAACTCCGTATGTCACGCCGGGAGGAAAGGCAATGATTTATGCCTACTCGCTGCGTGTGTGGCTGACGGGACGCAAGGCTAAGGCCAGCTTTGTCCTGGACGATAATGGATTTCGCATTGGATCAGAAGTCAAGGTCAGACTGGAGAAGTCTCGCTTTGGGACTCAAGGGCGCAACTGCGCTTTCAAGATCCTGTGGGGAGAAGATGTGGGGGTTCAAGACGAAGAATCTTGGCTCGAAGCTATCAAGTCTTCGGAGAATCTTAAGAGAGCAGGCGCGTGGTATGCCTTGGTACACGACGATGGTTCAGAAGAAAAGTTTCAGGGCTCTCATTGGGTTGAAAAGCTGCAAGATGAACGCTTTCGACAGCGCGTATTTGACATCATGGATGAAGAGATTATTATGAAGTTTGATAACCGCACAGGAAATGCACAGGATCATTACAGTTTAGAGGGCGACTGACTATTTATTGGTAGAGGAACCCTACTGTGAAGTTGTCCAAACAAAGACTACTACAAATTATTCGAGAAGAAATAGCCGTCATAAGCGACGAAACTGCTCAGCTAATGAGTGAAGAGGACACGTCTTTCTCCAAGGCCGGAGAAGAGATTGAAAAGAAGGGCACCGAAGGCGTCTTTACAGCCAAGGCCAAGGCCGCAGGCATGGGTGTCCAAGCATATGCCGACAAGGTTCTCGCCAAGGACAGTAAAGCCAGCACCAAGACTAAACGACAGGCCGCGTTTGCCAGGGGTGCTGCAACGGTGGCGCGCGAAAACAAGTAGGAGTAAACCAAATGAAACTTTCGAAGCACAGGCTTAAAGAGATTATTTTAGAAGAGCTTCGTGAGGCTTATTCTCGGGAAGATGTGAGCAGTATTATTAATGCACCTGCCGCCAGTGGAACACCCCAGACCTTAAGAGAACCGTGGGACGGCATTGAAGAAAACGCAGGGCGCCTGGATATCTTATCGAATCAGATTGGTCAGATTGCCAGGGCTCTTGGTGTAGAGTTATGAAAATGAAACTCTCCAAGCAAAGTCTAAGAAAACGCTTGAGAGAGGT